CCTCTTGAAGGGAAACGCATCCTCTCCGAGCTGCTGCCGGCACTTCGAACACGTCTTCATTTGATCCCGACGTCCTCGGAACTCCTGTCGTTGTCCCTGCTGAAGCACAGCCCGACCGCCGCCGCCAGGGATGCGCCGAACGCGCCCCAATTGGCCGTGGTGGCCGGATCGTTGTCCAGGATGGGGATCGCCACCAGGGTGATCCCCGCCGCAAGCGCGGCCAGAAGGCCGCACGCCGTCGTTTTCCAACTTTTCATGGTCTTGTCTCCTTGAGTTGATGGTTGTCCACGAACACCGTCTTCAAAATGCTCAGGTCTTTGGTCCTCCCGACCGTCCGCTTCGCCGCCTCGAACGGGTTGAAGTCCGCCGGTTTGAACGCCCGCGTCTTCTTCGGATCGCGGTGAGCGTTGGCCAAGAGCGCCAGCGTCACCGAGGTCCGGCTCCAGTCCGCCCGGCCATGGGACTCCGCCATCCAGAGGAGTTCCCGGAGCGTCAGCGGTCCTGGGTTCACCCCGACGATCCCGGCGAGTTGCCAGACGAGCCGCCAATACTCTTGAGCGCGTTCTCGAACTGCGCCTCGAGTTCGGGGCTGTCCAGCTTCTTCTCGGCCACGCCCATCGCCTTGGCTTCCCAGTCCTTCAGCTTCGCCAGCGCCTTCTGGAGGAGCCGCCGCTTCCCCAAAGGGAAAAAATCGACCAGTTCCTCCAGGAGCGCGGCCGTCGCCAGTTCGATGGCGTCGCCCGCCATGGCCCGGCCGAAGTCCTCGTCGGCCACTTTCTGCGAGTCGGCTTCCGGCTTCACCAGCGCGTAGAGCACGTCGCAGAGCAGCACCGGATCGGACGCCAGCCGCTCGATCAGTTTGCCGTCCACGACCTCCAGGAGGTTCACGCCGAGCAGCGTGCGGACGCGTTTGATCGCATCCACGTTCACCGTCACCGTCCAAGTCCGTCCCGCGTTGTCCTTGAATGTCTTCATCGTTTCGCCTCCGTCAGACCGTGACCCACTGCGGGGCCGTGGTGGAATAGGTGGGCTTGGCCGTCACCGAGACGGTGAGCGCCTCCTCCAGGGCTTCCTTGCGGCTGAAGTTCGTGATGGAGAAGTCGGCCTGCAGTCCCTGCGAGCCGGTGGCGGTGATGTCGCCGTCCATCACGGCGAAGCCGATCTTCGTGTTGTTGAAGTAGGCGTTCTTGATGGCCGCGAACCCGGCGTCGCCGGTGTCCCAGACCATCTCGAACTCGATGCTTCCCTCTTTCAGCGTCCCGACGGTCGCCCGCCAGCCCGCATTCCCGCGCGTGGTGACATCCGCCTCGCCGGTTTCGAGATTCAAGGTCACGTCCTTGACGTTCGTGAGTTCCTGCCAGGAACCGGAGCCGCCGACGCCTCCGGCCTTGAAGTACAGTTTCGCGTCCATGCCCAATCGAATGGCCATTTGAGTTCCTCCTTAGCTTTTCACCGACCCGGCCCACATTTTCGGAAGCCGGTCTTTGGTTTTCTGAAGCGCCGGTCCCATGAACGGCCGCTTGGGATAGCGTTCGCCACGGAACCGCCCGCCGAACTCGTGCGCCGTGCCCGCCGTGCTCACGATGGAGACATCCGGGCCGACCACGACCGTCTGCTTGCTCTTCTCAACCGCGTAAAGGATCGCCCGGCGGAGCTGGCCCTTGCGCGTGTGCGGAGGCGTCCCTTCCGGCGACTCGGTCTTGCCGCGCTTGATGCTGCGCTTTGCCGTCATGCGAAGCGCGCCGCCCGCGTGCCCCAGGCTCTTGATCGAGCCGGACTTGGCAGCCTTCACGACCCGCTTGCCGTTCATCTTCGTCTTCACCTTCATCGAGATCATGTTTTCCTCACGCCGACCCGAGGTTGACCTGTCCTTGGCGCAACTGGCCGCTCAGGTTGCGGGCGCGGAATCGCACCCGGTTGGAATCGGCATCGAAAAAGATGGCCATCTGACCGTTGGCGAGCTCCGTGTCCGGCGGGGCGATGTTCTGCGCCGTGAAAAAGGCCCCGACGGCCTTCACCGGTCCGCCGACCGCGAGCGTCTTGACCGCCTTGTTGAAGACCAGTCCCGCATCCGCTCCGAACGCGCCGTTGTCGTTGAACTGGACTTGCCGGTTCGCGCCCGCTGGAGGCGTCGTTCCGCCTCCGGTTCCGCCGAAGTAACCCATCACCAAGTCCCTCCGACAATCGTCACCGTGTCGCCCGGCGTTCCCTTGACCTTGACGGCCGACAGGTTGATCCGCTTGAAGCTGTGGTATTCGCCGGGCACCCAGGGCACGTCCGATCCGTCGTCGCCCTGGAAATAGACCACGGCCGCGTTGGTCGGCGGAGTCGATATCTCGACCGACGCCACTTCGCGGCTCTTGGCCGAAAGCGGCTGGTAGGCCGCCGACACCGTGAATTTCCTGATGACCGTGTTATTCATCCATCACCTCGTCACGCGGAACGTCAACGTCATCACGCTGGTGAATTGCCGCAGTTCCTGCATGTGCTCCAGCGCATAGACCGGAGCGTGTTCCGTCTTCACCCAGGCGGCATCCGGCATGCCGGGCAGCCGCTTGGCCCGGAACGATTCGGCGATCTCTTCCGCCAATGCCACGAGCGGATCGAGTTCGGCCGCGTCGCCCTTCACGAACTTCTTCTGCACGGCAACGTCGACCTTGTGGTCGAACGTCCCCTTGGCCCGCGCCACCTGCGTGATCTCGGCACCTCGCGGCACCACCGAGACGTGCAAGTCTTTCATCTCCGCCAGATCGAAGACCGGCTGGTAGTGACGCTCCGCCGTAAACGGCATGGTGAACGGGGTCGCGTTCAGCGCCGCAACGACCGCATCCGCGATCTGGATCAGTTCAGACGGCATGTTTCACCTCGTCGGGTCGTTCCGCACCGAGCAGGCACGGCTTTCGCTCCAGTGTGTCCTTCAGCTCCCGCAATGCCGTCGAAAGGTCGGTCTGCGCCCGCACGCTCTGGGCCGTCAGGTCCACGAGATTCCGTTCCAGAAGATCGATGCGTTTGGCCATGCGACCTTCTCGCTCCTGCGCTGCTCTGCGATCCGCATCGCTCGCCGATGCGAGCCGCCAGACCAGAAAGGCAGCCAGCGCCGTGAAGCCGCCCTGCATGACCAGCGTGATGAGTTGCGCTTCGCCCATTTACACGTCCTCCACGGCGATCTGTTTCGTGTGAATCCGCAGGGTCCGGCGATACGGGTCCGACCAGCGCCAGCACGGTTCGCCGCCGGGGGCCATGACCTCATAGACGTAAGCATTGCCGCCTTCGATCTCCCGGATGCGGTCGCCCGCCTTCGGAAGGATCGCCGCGCCATTCAACGCCAGAGCGGAGCCGAGGACGAGGTAGTCCCTCGCCTCGACCCGCTCCATGACGCCGTAACCCTTGTCGAGCCGGAATACGGTTCGGCCGATGGTGGCCGCAAGCTCCACGGAGTCCGTTCCGCGAACGTAGGCGACCGGCCGCGTGGCATGCGCCTCGCGCATGTCTTCGAGCCAGTTCGATCCTTGTTGAAGGAGGTCGGCCACGGTCATGTCCTCACTGGCTCAAACGCGTCCGCACGACGGCATCCGCGTCGGATGCCGTTTTCACGGTCTTGCCGATTTCCTTGTTCGCGCCCGATTCGCTGTCGGCCTTGGCGACCTTCTCGGCGGCGTCCCAGTAGACTCGGGTTCCGGCCGGAATGGCCGTTCCCGCGCCGGTCGCCTTGGGAAAGTCGAAGAGGCCGGTCACGGCCAACGCTCCGAGCTTGCCCGCCGGGATGTCGAGTTTGGCGACTCCCACGAGATCGCCTTGCACGACCACATCGCCCGCTTTCACTTCCGCGACCGGGGTGTAATCCACCGCGTCGCCCGTCTGGATGTACTTGGTGCTCATGTCTGTCCTCCTTGGGGTTTAGGCTTCGCCCTTGAATTTGGTCATGCCCCGGTAGTCCTGTTCGCGGACGCCAAGGTCGAAGATCACCCGGAACTTCACGCCCAGCGTGTCCAGGTCGGTTTCGCCCTGCTCGACGATGGGGATGCGGCGGCCCTTGAGGTAGCCGATCTCGAACGTGTCCACGACCGCCGGGTCGGCGAACAGGAACCATGCCTTGGCCGAGGCCCCGGGGTAGTTGGTGTTCGAGAGATACGGGCTCGTAACGACCTCGATGTCCTCGTCCACCAGCGCGTTGTAGGTCGGGATGCGGGCCTTGTTCGCGCTACCGGTGGCGAAGAACGTCACTGAGTTGAGCAGCTCGCGAGCCGTCATCTTCAGCGCCGTCGGCACCAGCAGGAACTTCGGATTCACGTTGATGGGCTGTCCGTCGGCGTCGGTCTGGTCCAGGAACATCTGGATGGCCAGCGCCATCGAATCGGCCGAGAGCGCCGTGTCCGCGCCGTCCCGCCAGTTCTTGTGATCGGCGTGGAAGAGCGTCTTGCCGTCGCCCTGGACGGGATTGCCGAGCAGGCGCGTGAAGAAGAGCTGGTCCACCTTCCGCGCAGCCCGCGCACCCATGCCCTCGGGCACCTTCATGAAGGCGGCCAGGTCGTCGTTGTAGATCATCTCGCGGGTGAGCGAGAATATCTTGCCGAACGTCCCGAGCTGGTTGGTCGCCTTCTCCTCCTTCAGCCCGCCGTGCTTGAGTTCCCCGTCCGGCGCGACCGGCTCCAGGTCGCCCACGTCGGTCAGGCGGTAACGCTCCGACTCCTTGAAGTCGTTCAGTTCGCCCTCGGAGCAGAGCCGGGTCGCCACGATGGCCTGGGCCTCGAAGGCTTTGAGCAGCTTCTTGTTGGCGACGTTGTTCAGGATGCCGGGCAGCGACACCGTAGAGAACGCGGCCCGGATCGTGTCGTTGCCGAAGGTGCGCGGGATCGTCCGGCCCTCCATCTCGGCGCACTCGGCCAGCAGTGTCTGGAGGCTGATCTCGCGGTTGGCATAGGCGCTCTCGACGATCTGCTCGCCGTAGTCCTTCACGAGCGTCTCTTCGGGAATGCGCGCCCGCAGACAGAGCGACGCCTCCAGCGACCGCGCGTTGAAGTTCGCGCCCTTGTCGGCACGCGTCACGATGTGGACATCGGCCTGGGGCCGGTTCTCCCGCATCGCCTTGAGCACCTTCTGCGAGGTGTCCTCGACGGTCCAGCCCAGGCGGATGGCGTCCCGCTCGATGCGCGGGAACTCGCCGCCGCAGATCTCCTGGATCGCGGACACGCGCTCGCGCTCGGTGCGGACGGCCGACTGCGCTTCCTCGCGCGCTTGGATGACCGCCTCGGCGGCGGACGGCTGCGTCCGCGCCTCGACCGTCGGCTTGCCGGGTTCGTTCTCCGGTTTCCCGGAACCGTTCGTTTCCGTCTCGAACATCGCCTTCAGGTTCGCCGTCTGTTCCTCGGACAGCCCCGCGAGTTCGAAACCCTTCGCTTTGATCCATTGCTCGAAGTCCATTGTCATGACCTCCATGTTGATGTTGTCCTCGAATGCCGGAACCCGTCCGGCTTCCACTTTCGCCGTCGTCGCGTCGTCCGCGCCGAGCGCCACAAAGCTCACTTCACCCAGCTTCGCCTGCCGGACCAGATAGACCGGACCGGCGAAATCCCTGCCGTTGGCGCTGGCCATCTTGCCTTCCGGCACGAAGACGACCTTCTTCACCGCCGCGCCGATGCTGGCCTGCCAGGGGAAACCGTTGTCGGATGCGCCGACCACCTCTTGCGCCGCGCTGCCCACGCCGGAGATGACACCGGCCACCGTGAGCGCGCCGCCATCGACGCCGACCGCGTCGGTGTGCCCGACGATCCGGCCCGTGTCGTGGTCCATCAGGATCGGCCGCGACTTCTTGCCGACGGCCAGTCCCGCCATGTCCACGACCACCGGATACGGCCAGCCGGAAAGCGTCATCGCGCCGCCGGTGTAGGCGGTCATCGTGAACCGCCGGAGCGTTTTGCCGTCGGCGGAGGCCGCTCCAGCCTCGACCTTCACGCCGCCGGGCTCGGCCCGGATGTAGAACCCGCCGGGCACATCGTGCCCTCTTGAACGCGTCTTACTCATCGCCTGTGTTCTCCTCGGTTGGATTCGGTTCCGGGGCCGGGCCGGTCTGCGGCTTGGCGTCGCTGGCCGGAAGCCCCAATTCGTTCATGAGCGCGATCTCCTTGGCCCGCTGGCGCAACTCCATCTCCCAGTCCTTGCCCTGACGGGCGTATTCGTGGGCGAGCGTGGTGGTGTGATTCTTGAGGCGCGTTTCTTGGGCAGACGCTTCCTTGGAAGGGTCCACATGCTCGAAGCCGTCCCAGAACCACTGGTGCGGCGGTAGCGCCCGGAGCAGATCGAAATTGCGGACCAGCACGGCGTACTCGCGCAGCCATGCGGCCAGCACGCGGTCGAGAATCCGCGAGGCCATGAACGACTGGTCCACGCGGATGGATTTGAAATAGGTCTGGTGGTCGAGACGGCCGGAGGCGTAGTTGTAGCCCGAGGAGTTTCCCGCCGCGATGTTGAAGGGCATGTTCAGACAGCGGGCGATCTCGTTGAGAATCTCCTTCTTGAACTCGGCATAAGTCGTCGCCGGTTGCATCGGCTCGACCTGGCTCATCTTCCAGCCGCCGGGCATGGTCAAGAGCATGTTGCGTTCGAGTTCGATCAGGTCCATCGGCTCGACGGAGTCCGCCTCGCCGTTGGCCGGAGCGTCGGTGTAGAGGATGCCCGCGAAATCGGCCGCCGCTTCCGCCGCCGAAAGCACCGCCAGCGTGAAACGCCGAAGCTGGGCGAAGAGCGGCAAGGCGGGCGTGATCTCCGGGATGCCCCGATGCTGGCCCGGACGGTCCTGCCGGAAGACATGGATCATCGCCGAGGCCGGAACGGTCGTGAAATCGTCGAAAGCCATCCGGTTCGGTCCGCCGGGATGGTCTTTCATCACCCGGTAGGCGACCGGATTGCCGTGGTCGTCCAGGACCAGTCCGTCCACTTCGTGATCGTCCAGGATGTGCCGCAAGGGGCTGGTGACCTGATCGGCTTCGATGAGCAGAAGATCGATCTGGACGGTGTGCTCGACGCGGGGATTGAACGCGAGGATGGCGAAGGATTCGCCGTCCTGCGAACGCGCCGCCCGCATGGTGCGGAGCTTCTCGGCGAGGCCCACCGCGTGCGACCAGAGATGGAACTCGGTCTCGACGGTGCGATTGAGCGTGGGGTCATCGGAAAGCATCTGGAGTCGCGGACCGGTGCCGACGGTGTCGTTGGCCAGCGTCAGCACGATGCCGCGGGCGTAGGAGTTGTTCGCCACCTCGTAGCGGGCGCGATTGCGGAGCGTCCGGCGCACCTCCACGCCTGCCGCCGCGTCGGGCGAAAGGGAATCGGCCCGCGCCCAGTGGCGTCGGTTGTGGTCGGTCGTTTCCGCCGAGTCGAAGCCGGCGCGGAGCCGCCGCATCGCCAAAGCGCGAACGTCCGAGCGCCGCAGGATGGGTTTCTGGAACCCGCCCAGGCGGATCGACGTCCTCGGTTTGGTTTCGGTGGTGGTCTGCATCAGGCGCTCCCCGGGGGAACGAGCTTGGTCAGTCGCAGGCCGAGGCCTTTGGCCTTGGCCGCTTTCTTGGAGGCGAGATAGCGGTCCGCCGCGATCTGGTCGGTCAGACCGTGCTGCTCCATCTCGACGGAATCGCCCTTGGCCCGCTTGGGGCCCTTGGCGTTCTGCTCGATGGTCTTGTCGATCTCGTCTGCCATGCATCGCTCTCCGTAAGGCGAGGCTTCACCGGTCCGAGTTGCGGCCAGGAGATGCACCGCGCCTAATGCGATACTTACCCGGCGGATTGACGAGATGACGGACGGAGGAAGAGATTTCGGCGGGGCGCGCTACGGGTAGAACTTCAGCATGGAAAATTCCGGTCGAAGATGACGGACAGGCCGAAGCGCCACATCGAAGTGGTAATATTTCTGACCACTATAAGCCGAAGTTGGAAACCAAACTGGCCAGTTGCGGCGTCAGTCGCACTTTTGCGGCGAGTTCGTTGACGACGCCGAGTTTTCCATGGGTGTCGCTGATCAGGAGAAACCGTATGCAACTACTCCCGCGTCTCCGGGAGATCAAGCAGGAACCGCCATATTGGAACCACAGTGACGGTTCCGTTGTCGGCATCGATCCGCTCGCTCTCGGCCTTCGTGACAATGGTCCCGGACTTGATGCCGAGTTCGGCCATGGCTTCTTCCAACGCCAGGACTTCCCGTTTCCTCGTCTGCGGGTCGGCAAGCGACTCGCACACTTGAATCAGCGTCCGTGAACGCCCTCGCGACGATAGAATGAAGTCGATTTCCCGTCCTGTCTTGGTCCTATAGTAGAAAATATCAGGGCAGGTTCTTCGTAGTCCCGTGAAGACAAGATTCTCCAGAAGGTGTCCGGAATTGACGAGAACCCCGGACGACACCGAATTGACCATCGAGTGATCGACGCAGTAGATTTTCTTCGGATTGACCTGGCTACGTCCAAGGGATGCGTCAAACATCCTAACGCTGAACAGGAAATAGGCGTCCTCGAACCATGTCAGGTAATCCGACACGGCCGATTTGGGAACCTTGTGTCCGAGCGACTTCAGGTAACCCGTCAGCCGGTTGATGGTGTAGAACGAAGCGGTGTTGTCGACAAGCCAATGGGCCAGGTCGGACACCGCCTTGGGATGGGACACATCGTGTCGTTCGACCAAGTCTCGGAAAAGGACGGCGTGAAAGTACTCTTGATGCGTCTTGATTCGAAGATGGCGGTCCAGTCCCAGCACCTCGGGGAACCCTCCGGTTTCCCAGTAATCGCCGAAGGCCCTTTGGACGAGGAGGCGTTTCTTCGTCGAAAGGTCGCCAGCGCCGTCGATCTTCTTGTAGTCCAGAAATTCCCGGAACGAGAACGGGAACATCTCCCAGGACAAGGCTCGCCCGCGCATCTGGGTGGCGATTTCCTTCGACAACATCTGCGCCGATGAACCTGTCAGATAGACTTCGCATTTCTCCGACCGCATCAAACGGTCAACGAAAGACTCCCATCCGGGGAAGGCCTGAATCTCGTCAAAGAAGCAATAGATCGTCTCCGTGTTCTTCTTCTCTGGGTAAAGCGAATAGTACGCTTCCGCCACCTGCCCCAAACCGGCCTGTTGAAGTCCATGCAGACGGTCATCGAAGAAGTTCAGGTAAAGGATGTTTTGGCGAGGCACCTTATCGTCCAAGAGCCGCTGGATGATCTGGAACAGATAGGTCGATTTCCCGCTCCGGCGAACCCCGATGCACACGGCCGCCTTGCCGGAAACCGTCTTCATCGACATGCGGCGGGATACACCGGTTTCCATCGGGGTCTCCTGCGAGTCCAGTATCATGGCTTTTAGGGTTTCAAGCATCGGCATCTCATGATTAAGTGGTAATAAATCTGCCCACTTACGGGCTAAAGTGGTAATAAATATATCCACTATCGGCATCGCCGTCAAGAGGTTATTAGGATTGTTCTGGGGTCAGATTCATCCTCATAGGCCTTCATACGTCGTCATCCGCCGTCCGCAGTTCCGGCATTCGCGGCGGCGACGGATGCGGCCGCCGGTGGTCTGCCGGGTGTAGAGGATGTGCAGATGTCTGCACCCGCAGCCTGGGCACTCGATCCCGCGTTTCTCATGCGCGGGATGCGGCCGTTCGGTCGGGACCGTGTTCCGCTCCGTCATCGCCGCCTGCCTTTCTGGAGCGCGGAGAGCTTCATCGGTCCCGCCTTGGGCGCGGCTTTAGCGTCCGTTCCAGGCAGAATCGCGCCTTGGATGGATGCGGCGACCGCGCAGCCCACGAGGCAGTCGAGCCAGTGGTTGTCCTGTGCCTCCGGCCGGAGCCGCCACTCATCCACCACCCGCCCGCGCCCCTCGGTCTTCACGCGGTATTCGGCGGTCAGGTGTTCAGCCAGGAGCCGGTGCGATTCCGCATCCCGGCCAAAGAGCGAAAGACATCCCCGGTCTCCCATCGGCACTGCCATCCGGGAGTGGATGAAGCTCTTCCAGAAATTCGAGTCGAAGAGCGCATGCCGGACGGAGCGTTTGCCTTGGACATTCGGAATGCGCCAGTTGAACCCGACCCGGTCGCCGCGCTTGCGCTTGTACTCGGCGAACGGCATGCTCGCCGCGCCCACGAAGCGTCCGTGGCTGGGCAGAAGCACCGCCGCGTGGGCGCTCTGTCGGCAGAACTGGTAGACGACGTCCGTGGACGTGCCCCAGTTGGCGTCGATCAAGCACCGATCCACCCGCATCATCGCGCCATCGTCCCGCCGCCACTCGCGGTTCAGATAGTCGCCCGTCAAGGATTCCAGCCCGGCGTAGATCGCGCCTTCGAGCCCCGTTCCCTTGGCCACGGACTGCATCGTCTTCTGCGCGTCGCGTAGCGTGAAATACGCCCGCCGCTGGTCCGGGTAAGAGCCGTAGTCGATGACATAGCCGGTGAAGTCGTCCTCCCACGCCGCGATGAGCCAGAAGAGCAGTTTGCCCTGGATATCGATGAACATCGTCAGATGGTTGACGCCGACCGGGATCTCGCCGCGCTTCATGCCGTTGACTTTCCCGGCGATCTGATCGGCGGTGAGCAATCCCTCGTCTTCGATGCCTTTCTCCGGGAGCGGCTCGTTCTGGTACTCGGCGAAGAACGCTGCCTCGTCCAGGAGCTTGAGGTTCATGGCGTGCTGGACGGCGGACGCCTCATCATGATTGAACCGCTCCGGCCAGGCGATCTCCGCGCCATCGTCGAGCAATGCGCGGTTCGCCTCGTAGAACGCCGTCGCTTCCCGCATGTCGCCGTGGATGCGCAACGACTCGGCTCGCACCTCGGCGTACTTCGCCCAGAGCTTCTCGTTGGTCGGGAAGCGGTAGACCATCCGCGTCCGCTCGCCATTCCATTCCGGGTGCTTCTCGCGGTCGAGGATGTTGTCGGCCATGTCGCCGGGACGGATGACCGTGCAAGGCATTATGCCGGATATCTTCTTGCCGGGACCGGCCAGCCCAAGAACCGCGCCCGCGAGGATGCGCTCCCGCGTGGCGCACTGCGAAAGACTCCGCGCCGACTCGTCGGTCTGCGGATCGTCCAGCACCACCAGCGTGGGACGGACGGTCTGCCCGTCGGCGCGCTTGTACTTCATGCCCCGGATGCGGCCGGTGATCCCCGCGACCTTGATGATCGCGGCGCTCGCCTTCGATCCGGGCATGGACGGAAGCACGACCTCGTTCGCCGTCCATCCGATGTGCGTCCGCTCGCCCTTGAAAAGCTGTCCCGAACATCGGTTGGCGATCCCGTCCAGGCACCGGATGGGATAGACGACCTCGGGAAAGTCGGCTTCCAGCAGGTCGTTGCCGTCGAGCTCCATCTTGATCGAGTCGAGCATCTCGACCGCGTGAACCTCGGATGCGCCGATCAGACAGACGAACTGCCGATGGCCGTAGAGCACGGACCAGAGACAGGCGCATTCGGCGATGCTGGTCTTGCCGCTGCCTCGCGGCATGGCGAGCGAGAAAAGCCCGCCGTGCAGGACCGCCTGCTCGATGCGGGCGATGACCTTCAGGTGGTCCGGCGACCACGCGAGATGGAATGTCTGCGGAAAATACGCTTCGCAGAAGAATCTGAAATCGCCTGCGGCCCGCGACTTCCGGTCCAGGTCGGCCACGGCTGGCAATTCGCCGATATCGCGTCCGGCTTCGGAGAGCGCCCGGTTCCTCGCGGCGGCGCGTTCCTTGAGCGCCTCGTACTCGGAGGTCGGGTCCACGGTCTTCCTGGGCGCGTGGCGTTGTTCGGCGAGCCACGCCACATATCGGAATAGGTCCACGCGGCGGCCGTCGCCGATACGGAAACCCGCACGCATCCGATGCCGGTAAAGCTGACGCTCGTCGATGACCGCCCCGAGCGGCGTCGAGTTCAGAAGGCGCGCCAGGTCGGCGGGCTTGAGATTTCTAGGGTCAATCGCCACGGGCGGCATGCTCCTTCACCAGCCATGCGGCATAGTGCACGAGGTTGACGGTTCCGTCCGAATTGACCGGCGCGCCCGCATCGATGTCCTTGTGCAGCATCTCCGCCGTGACGGATTTCCCGGCGCTCTTGGAGAGCAGTTTCGCAAGGTCCGCGACCGTCAAAGCCGTCGCTTTCAGGCACACGTTTTGCATGGAGGCGTCACCGGACATGCATGTCCTCCCTGCCTGCGCCGCGAGCGTCGCGGCAGGCAGGCCGCCTCTGGAAATCTTCAGAAATTCGCAGGGTTCCCCTTGGCTTTCCGCGCCCCGCATGGCTCATGTGTGTGTGCTGGCGCGGAATGGGCCGCGCCGCGAACAGGAAAGGACGACGAACATGGAGAACCGCAAAGAGATCGAGGCCGGACGCGTGAAACGCCAGCTCCGGCAAACCGCCGCCGAACGGTACGCCGACCACCGTAACGACATCGCCATCCTGATGGATTGCATCCAGATGGAACTCGACGAGCACGCAAAGCGCGCCGCCGAGAAACCGAAGGATTGGGGATTCGCCGGTGACCTCGGGCGCGTGCGCGAAACGATGAAGGAGACTCTGCAATCCTTCCTCATCGGACGCCACGGATGGTCCGAAACCGAGGCGGCGCGGTTCATCCAGGACCACCTCGAAGAGATGCGCGGCGAGTAGAACCGAAATGTTCGACCCCGGCATGGTGCCGACGGTCGTTTCAACATCCACAGAAGGAGACGAGCCATGAAAAAGACGAGCAAGAAGAACGCGGGCAAGCAGGAGAAAGTCGCCAGTAAACCCAAGGCGAAGATCGTCGCAGAGACGGTCGCGACGGAAACCCCGGTCGCCGAGACAGCCCCGGATGCGAAGACGCGGAAGAAAACGGTGCGCGAGGACGGGACGATGTCCGGTCTCGATGCCGCCGCGAAGGTGTTGGCCGATGCGGGCGAGCCGCTCAACAGCAAGACCATCGTCGAGCGGGCCATCGAGAGGGGACTCTGGAAGTCCGGCGGCAAGACGCCGTCCGCGACGGTCTACGCCGCCATGCTCCGGGAAATCCAGAAGAAGGGCGACGCGTCGCGTTTCGCCAAGACGGAGCGCGGGATGTTCACGATCAAAGCGTAGCATCGAACGATTCTCCGCTTCGACCTGCCCCAGCGCGGACCGCCGCGACTGGGGTTTGGTCGGTCAGGGCATCTCCCGGTTCCACGAACGACACCGGTTTTCCCATCTGCCGTGCCAAGACGATCTCCGCCTGCACGCCCCGCGATTCCCGCCATCCATCCAGCGTCAAGACCCAGACCTCCGTGCAGACTTCCATGAACGCCCGGTCGAACCGCTCCCAGAAGTCCCAGTCGAGAGGCAGTTCCTGAGCCGCAATGGCATGCGAGTAAGCGATGGGCGAAAAGACCGGTATGCCGCACCGAAACATCTCCGCCGCTTGGCGGCACGCGGCCCGGAACCGCGCATCGCGCACCACCGGGTCTGGATGCGTGTAGGGGCTGGCGAGGTAGATCATGCGACCACCTCCGCCGCAACGCGCGCCGCCTTCTTGCCCGTGAACTCTTCCCAACGCCGGACGATGACGTCGCAGTAGAGCGGGTCGAGTTCCATCAAGTATGCCCGGCGGCCCGTCTTCTCCGCCGCGATGAGCGTCGAGCCGGAACCGCCGAAGAGATCGAGGATGTTCTCGCCCGGCTTGGACGAGTAGGTCATGGCGCGCACCGCGAGTTCCACGGGCTTCTCGGTCAAGTGCACCATCGACTGCGGGTTGACCTTCTTGATCGACCAGACGTCCGTCGCGTTCGTGATCTCCGGGTTGAAGTAGTGTGCCGCGCCTTCCTTCCAGCCGTAGAAGCACCACTCGTGGTTCCCCATGAAATCCTTCCGCGTGAGGACGGGATGTTCCTTCACCCAGATGACCATCTGCGAAAAGTAGAGTTCGCATTCGCGCAGCGCGTGCGGATAGTTCCAGATGTTGGTGTAGCCGCCCCAGATGTAGAACGACCGGCCGTCCTCCAGGACGCGCTGGATGTTCCCGAACCACGCCCGCAGGAGTCGGGCGAATTCCTCGTCCGAGACGAAGTCGTTGGCCAGCGGCCGGTCCTTGGGCCGGAGCTTCTCGTGCGTCGCATGCGCGTTCGAGCCACGGATCGCCGCGTCCATGCCCTGCTGGCCCATGTATTCGCCGGAGGCCTGCGCGGCGGCGACGGCGTTGTTCGAGCGCGGCGCGACCTTCACGTTGTAGGGCGGGTCGGTGTTGACGAGCTGAATCTTCGCGCCGTCCAGGAGGCGATCCACATCCTCGGGCTTGCTGGAATCGCCGCACATGAGACGATGGTTGCCCAGCACCCAGATGTCGCCGGGTTTGGTGACCGCCTCGTCCGGCGGCTCCGGGACAGCGTCCGGGTCGGTGAGCCCCTCAGTGCCCGTTGCGCCGAGCATCTTCTCCAGCTCCTCGGACGAGAAGCCGAGGAGTTCGAGGTCGACGTCCATGCCGCGCAGCTCGGACAGCTCGATGGGCAGGAGTTCCATGTCCCACGAGGCCAGTTCCGCGACCTTGTTGTCGGCGATGCGGTACGCCTTGATCTGCGCAGGCGTCAGATCGGTGGCCACGTGGACCGGGACTTCCGCGAGCCCCAGCTTCTGCGCCGCCTTCCAGCGGGTGTGCCCGACGATGATGACGCTGTCCGCGTCCACCACGATGGGCTGGCGGAACCCGTACTCCCGGATGGACCGGGCGACCGCCTCGACCGCGCCGTCGTTGTCGCGGGGGTTCTTGTCGTAGGGCTTGATGTCCGTGATCTTCCGATTTTCGACTTTCATGGCATGTTCTCCTGTTGTTGGTTGCGGCCTACCGGGCCGCGCGGGTTGTCGGTGAAAAGTGCGTCAGGTTCCGCCCGGCGTCCGCTTCCTGGCACAGGGTTGCGCCCCGTTCGCGCCAGGTTGCGCCAGGGCGCGTCCATTCCGTCGGGGCGGCCAAGGATGCGAATCCGCGCCCGGAACGCGACCAAACGCGCCCCTGCGCGGCCTGTGGCGCGAAACCGGACCGGCAAAACAAACTGTGATGGACAAGGCGACCGTTCCCGCGCGCGTCTCGGCGGGTTTCGCCCGGCGGAGGAACCGTGAAAACCGTCCAGACACGCCGGTCAGAGGGTGAAAGAAAAGGAATCAGTGAATGAATGGGGTGGCGCAACCCTTGCAACGACAACGGGTTACACCGCTCGGCCAATACTTTCATTCTTTCCCCTGGGCATTCACAGTCGCTCACACACATACGCGCGGGCGGGTACGCGAGCGGATGGGGGTGAAAGAGTGAAAGAATAGAGAGAGAGTTGTTTTTCTCTTTATTATTCAATGACTTACGACCATTCGATTCTTTCACCTCATGCGGGTGAAAGAACGGGAACTTCGGAGAAGGAATAGAGATCGCCTTCATGCGTCACCTGCCTGTTCCGTCAGCCGATATTCGAGCATCGGGCGTCCGCCGTGCTTGGATTGCTGCGCCTGTGCGATGACGATGTCTCCGCGCTCGACGAGGGTCGTGACGAGATCCCGGAACGCCTTGGCGTCCTGTTTCATGCGTTTGAGAAGCACGCTGTGCGGGAGACTCCGCTCCGGCGCGTCGCGCAACTTTTCGATCAGCTTCAGGCAGTCGGCGTGGAATGGGTTCTCGGCAACATGGGCCTGGGCCATGAAGAGCATGCGCCGGGTCTGATGCATGACGAACCGCGTGGCCCACTCGGCGGCGGCAAGGCCGATGCGCGGCGCTTCGTGGTTCTCGCTCACGGCATGGATCAGCGCGAGCTTGCGGGTCTGCTCGCTCACCCGCCCCCAGACGGTCGTGCCGACCGGATCGCCTGCGGCTTCGGCCTTCGCGTATTCCGCCTCGGCCTGTTCCCGCGTCTCGACCAGCACGCGCTTGGCGTCGTCGGTGTGCTCGACGACGGCGGGGACGGGATGCCAGTCGTCCAGATTGCCGGTGCCGGGACGGAAGTCTGACCACCATTTCGCCGTGGCAAGGACTCGCGGAGGCAGGTCGAGAATGCGCGGCTCCTGCCCTTTCGGGCGCGGTCCGCTCTCAAGGATGATCATGCGGGCGAAGAACCCGTTGGTGAGCATCCGCTCCGAGAGCGCCTCGTAGTAATGGTTCGGAATGGCCGTGCCGAAGATCACCAGACACGGCTGGTCAATCGCCCCCGGCGCTTCCTTGCCCGCCTTGCGCCGCATGGGGAAAATGCTGTTGGCCGCCGAATACATGGTCAGCAGCGTGCCCATGACATTCTCGTGCCGGGCATCCTTGGCCTTGTTGATCGACTGGAGCATCCCGTCGATCTCGTCGGTCTGGAAGAGCATGCAGGGCTTGATGAAGAGCGCGTCCTGGACGCCCTCGCCCGAAGCGAAGCGTTCGCCGAGGCCGTCGCCGATCCCGACTTGGTGAGCGATGCGGGTGTTGATCTTGCGGGGCCAGTCCTTCCCGGCCGCAGAGTGCGCCAGGCCGAGCAGATAGACATTGGTCCGGTTGTCGCCCGGATCGCGGACCTTGCGCCCGGCCAGGAACGCCTGTAAAGCCAGCGCCCCGCAGAACGCCATGACCGTGTTCGGATAGGGCGCCGTCTCGATGCTGTGGTCCATCACCTCCGAGATGAAGCCCGGCACGCGGAGCAGATCGTCGGGCATCGGTCCGGGATCGAGCGGGCCGGGCGACGATTTCCGGTCTGGCTCGGCGGTTGTCGCGGTCTTCGCCAGAAGGCCGGAAAGGTCCACGTCCGCCGGAGGCGGCGCGTTCTCCTGATCGCGGAGCCAGCCGACGGGCCGGTCGTGCGGTTTGGAGGCGGCATCCTCGACCTTGTGCCGCAGTTCCTTCTCCGACCACGGCGGCAGGCATCGCGGGTTGTAGTGCGCCAGCAGGAGCGCGAGCGCACGATCCGGTGCGAGACCGAACCCGTGCACCATCGCCGTCGCCGCCGCATAGGCGGCGTTGTGGCCGCCCTGACCGCTCACGGCGGGCGGCATGGCATCGAGATAGGCGAGTGCTCGCCGTTCGAGATCATCGGGCGGCGTGATCGTGGTTCTGGGCGGCGCAGACGGTTGTTTTGCCGTCCGCCCGTTGTCGAGCACGGTCGCAAGCCATGACGGAGGTTCGGGAAGATCGTTGGGCAACGATACCAGTTCCGCGCCATCGGCCCAGCGGTAGGGCTTGCCGTCTATGACCGACGGCGGCGCGACGATGTAGCCCCCATTCCCGCGGGTGTCGACCTTGGGCGCGAGCTTGCCGCTCGTGTTGCCCCAGGCACGTCCAGCCGGTTGACGGAAGATGTGGTGCCGCCCGCCGCTCGGCGTGAATGACAAGGTCGCGCGGGCAAGTTCCTGTTGGCGCTCCGGCTGATCGCCGAGCCATGGGTTCTCCGCGCCGTCCACATCCACGACCAGAAGTCCGGCTGTCGCCAACCCGATATTGGCGTTCGGATTCCGTTTCCACCACGCCTCGATGCGCGTCTCGTCCGTCGTGGCGTCCTTGTATCCATGCTTGGTGATGGGCGCTTTGCCGCCGGGTGCGCAGGGGAAGACCGCATATCCGAGCCGGGCATAGGCCAGAGCCGCTTCAGAAAGGGATGGAGTCGTCATCGACACCCTCCCATGCCTGGACCGGCCTGTCTGCCGTGCTGGCACAGGCAGGCGCGGCGTTCTCCTCCACATCGTCCCACCCCGGTTCGCGGTAGGACGGCTTCTCGTCGAGCGCGTAGCCGACGATCCGGTCGTATTTCTCGCCGGTTACGCTGCGGATCGTGATGGACCGCGTCGCACAGAGCGCCCCGGCCTCGGCCAAACGGACCGCATCTTCCGCCGTCTCCGGCACGGGCGCGTTGGAACGTTTGCGCCACCACGATTCGGCCTTGGCCCGCGCATAGCCGCCGTGCTCGAAGCAGACCCATTCCGATTGGTATTGCTGCCAGCCGATCTGATAGTCCACGCGCATCGAGCGCGGCGCGTCCGGCGGCGCATCCCGCTTGCTGTGGACGCTGTAGCGGGTGTCATGCACGGCATGCTCGTTGATCGCGACTTGGCCGGACAGGATTCCTTCCGTGCCCGCCTTGGCGTCGTGCATCCGGCGTTCCGGCGGTGGGAAGACGAAGCCGCACTGCGGACAGGTCGAATACCCGGTGGCGACCAACGCATTGCATTCGGGGCACTTCTTGGCCGGAGCCTCGCCGTCGCCCTTGGGTCTTCCATCATCGTCGATGCGGATCGCGTCCACGGGTCCGTGGCGCAGCACGTTCCCGCCGAAATCGAGGATGAGACAATCTTGCTTGCCGTCGCAGAGACGGAATCCCCGACCGGCCATCTGATAATAGAGTCCCGGCGACATGGTCGGCCGCAGCATCGCCACGCAGTCCACATTCGGCGCGTCGAACCCGGTCGTCAGGACATTCACATTGACGAGGTACTTGATGCGTCCGGCGCGGAAGTCGGCGATGGCCCGGGCGCGATCCTGATCCGATGTCTCTCCGAAGACGGTTTCGACACGGGAATCCGTTCTGCGCAGCGTCTCGGCGACATGCCAGGCGTGCTGGATGCCGCTGGTGAAGACCAGACAGGATTTGCGCTCGCGGGTGTACTCGACGATCTCCTTGCAGGCCGACTCGACACGCTCCTGTTTGTCCATGAGCGCCTCGACCTCGTCGGCCACGAACTCGCCGCCCCGGATGTGAAGATCGTCGGTGTTCACCTCCTCGCGCCCGCCCTTGGGGACCAGTTGGCAGAGATAGCCCTGGACGATCAGTTCGCGGACGCCGATCTCGTAGCAGATCGAGTTCAGCACGTTCTCCGGGGCGCAAATCGGCCCGGTCGTCATGCGGAACGGCGTAGCGGTCAGCCCGATGACACGCAGGTTGGGATTGATCTTCCGGGCGTCCTCCAGAAACATCCGGTACATGCCGTCGCCGTCTGGCGGAATCATGTGCGCCTCGTCCACGATCACGAGATCGAATCGGTCGAGATCGCAGGCGCGTTTGTAGACGCTCTGGATGCCCGCCACGATGATCGGATGTTCCGTGTCGCGGCTCTTCAGTCCTGCCGAGTAGACGCCGATCTGATGCCACATCTCCGGCGCGACCAGATGGAGCTTGTCCAGCGTCTGTTCCAAAAGCTCCTTCACGTGGGCCAGGATGATCACGCGGCCGTTCCATCGCCCCACCGCATCGCGGCAGATCGTGGCGAGCACCGGGGTCTTGCCGCTGTTGTGGTGGACCACGAAATTGCCGTCGAGGTAGAGATGATCGCCATCAAGAACGAATCCGTAGAAAGCACCTCGTCCGTGAGGCTCCACGCGGAAGCCGGATCGGAGCACGGATTTCTTTTGCTTCCGGCGAGACGGCTTCCGGCGCGGAAGGCGACAGGGAACATCGTCAAAGTCGCCATAGATCGATATCCTGAAAAACCATCCGCCAGCCCCGGTCTGGCAGGAACAGTACTTTTCCACGCACCGTGCTGCGAAGCCAAGGCTTCGGGCAAGAAACAGAATGTCCGTCGCAAGCTCGCGCGACTTCGTGACGTAATCGCCGCCGCTCTTGTTGGCGTATCCGTCGCTGTCCATCAGCCCGGCAAGCAATGCCAAGCGATCAGGTCGCGGGGCCACCATGTAGTCGTGTGGAATGAACTTGGTGGCCGAGTCTCGTCCGTCGAGACCAAGGGCGATCAGCGATTCAGTCACGACGTTGTGCCTGCCGCCGCCGCGAAACAGGGTGTAGGTCGGGAACCGTCCGCCATGAGCATGCACCGTGACGCCGCAGTTGATGCTTTGGGCGTATTCGATCCATGCTTCGGCGACCGCTTCGTCCGCCGTAGTCAGTTCGACGACACCGTCTGCTAAGCCACCGTCTCCCAGCAGGAGGCCGAGAATGTAGGGCGGGATCGGCAAGTTAGGCTGACATGCGAAGTCCACTGGAACCCGGTAGAGCTTGCGGAGGTGCCGCCAGGACTTCGACTTTGCAAGGTATTCTCTGACCGAGATCGTTTCGGTTTCGCCCCCGCGTTTCTGGCAAGGGAAACGCCCCTTGCCTTCATTCGTGCATACCAGCGCAAGCACGTGGTCGCCGTTGACGACGAACGGATCGCCGCGATGGGGAATGACCTTGTAGAGATCGTCCTCGCCTCGGCATAGCACCGTTACGCAACGGGGTCGGCAATCCGGCCCCATGAGCAGATCTCCGACGGCGACGTTCTGGACGGGTTTTACGCTCCCGTCGAACATCAGGATCGGATGATCGAGAGCGTGACAGCCCGTGGGCAACACGACGCAAGGATTGTCGTCGTGTTCCCGAAGGTGGCGATAGACTGCCTCGACGGCTTCCTGTTGGTAGGGTCTCAACTGCATCATCGGTGTTCCGTAATCTCCTCGATGCGAACGATGGTCATGCCGCCCGGCACGCAGCCGCGTTTCTCGATCACGAGCCGCACGATCTGGCTGTCATCGCGGTAGACGCCGCCGTGCTGGAGCGCGTCGAAGAGGCTTTTCTGAACGTTGTCGATGTCCCGCCGCCGGTGGTCGGGCGGATAAACCTCGACCTGAACGGCAAGCGGTTTGTCGAATCGACGGATGCCGCTACCCGCGAGGACCGATAGAACCCTTTCCCGGAATCTCCGGCCCTCGCGGCTGATGAGCGTCCTCGGCCCGACGCGCCGGTAGTAGTGATTCACCGACGGCGGATAGGGCAGATCGAGTTCGATCATCGGCGCGCCCAAGGAGGAGTTTGCGCGGCCGCCTGTTGCGGTTGCCCCGCTGATGCCTCCTTCTTGATGTAGCCTTTGATCTCGTTGACGATGTCGCCGGTGTCCTCGCGCTTCTTGCACTTCACGGTGATGACGAGCGGCAGGTTGTGCAGCTCGCACGAGTCGTTCGGGGCCATCACCCCGATGGCGCGACAGATCGCCGACAGTTCGCCTTGCGCGATCTTCACGGTGAGGGCATTGGGATTGTCGAGGTTGAGGCGGGCCCAGAGATTCCGGCCCTTGAACTCGCCATCGATGATCTGGAATGTCAGTTCCAGGAAGTTCCCATTGCCGGACTTGGTCGGTTTCATCTCCGAGTCGGTGATGATCGCCAGGTACTTCCCGGCGGGGACCGGCTCGAAGTCGGTCGTGGGTTCCACTGTCCTTGCATCGAATCCTTGCAGATTAGCCATTGGTCTTTCCTCCGTTCTTGGTGGTCGCGGTGACGGGCGTCGAAGCGGCCAGATGTTTTGCGTAGATGTTCCAGTCGAGCGGAAGCTCGTCCGGCAGATTCAGGCGGTTCTTGGCGACGTGGGCGGGGCGCTCGGTCGTGCGGATGATCCGCTCGCCCGAGCCGATCCCTTGCGTGCGGGTCTGGCTGAACCCCTCGTCAAGCTTCTTCGTGTAGACCTTGTAGGTGGCGAAGAGCACCTCGTCGCACCACTCCTGCACCACGGACGACGCCAGCTTGTGCAGGCGCGGCACGTAGCGGTCGTAGGTCTCCGTCTCGGGGTTCTCGAACTTCTCGATCTTGGCGTGCGCCAGAAGGATGACCGTCATCCCGCGCTCGTTCCGCAGGGCGTTCAAGCCGTCCAGGAACTCGCGCCATTGGGTGAGTCCCAGGATGTAGCCCTTGGCGTAGGGAATGTCCTCGATGCTCTCGACGCCGCGCTTCTTGCAGACGTCCGACCAGATGAGCCGCTCGAGCCAGTCGAGCGAATCCACCACCACCGTGCGGTAGGGATGTTTTTCGGAGTACAGCTCCGACAGGGCCGCGATGGCCTGATCGAACGTCTCGGCCAGCGGAAAGCGATTGCAGTCGATCTCGCCCAGGCCGTCCTCGGTCTGGATGAAGATGGGCTTTTCGCTCATCGCCCCGAACGTCGATTTGCCGACGCCGTGGGTGCCGTAAAGCATCACCCGGCGCGGCGCGGGACGCTTCCCGCTCTGGATTTGTCCTATCAACTTCATGTTCGTGTGCCTCCTTTCGGTCACAGGTAATCGAAGGTTCTGATGTTCTCGTAGCCGGTCGGCCAGGAGTCCGTCTCCCGGCATTTCGCCAGCCGCGACATGGCCTGCTCGTTCTCCTTCTGCGCCAGAGCCAGGACGTTCTGCCCCATGACCCAGACGCCGGTGCGGAAGGGTTCGCGCTTCTCGACGGCGATGATGAAAACCGGAGCGACGACGCCCGCGATGATCGCGAGAACGCTCCGGTAGAACGCAAACTGGTGCGCGTAGCCGTAGCTCTTCGCATCCATCTCGAGCCAATCGAGGTTGTCGCAGGTCTTGAGGTCGACGATCCCGCGTTCGGGATGGACCCAGTCGATCCGCGACTGGCACGCCATGCCGTCGTACTCGGCCCGGACCACACCCTCGGCGACGCCGTCGGCCAGAAGCTCGGCGGCGTGCTTGTGCGCCCGGACGCTGGCGGCCATGCTCTCGACGAGAACCGACTGCTCGGTGGTCAGAACGGGCTTGCCCTGCGCCTCGGCCCATTCCGCATAGGCCTTGGTCCGTTCGCCGAAGACTTCACCAGTCTTGGGATTGACCGGTCCGCCCACGGCGTAGCGCTTCTCGAAGGCTTCTCGACCTTCGAGAATCAGCGTGTGCGCGGCGCGCCCGATCTGGTAGGCGGGACGGTCTTCTTCCCGCACGAGACCCAGTTCCTTCTTGTGGAAGAGAAGCGGGTTGCGGCGGAAGTCGGCCAGCCGATGGCTCGTCAGATGCGTCGCCGCCTTCGAGCGGTAAACCTCGTCCGGCTCGACGATCAGGTGCGCCGTCGCGCACGGCAGCTCTGGAACGTTCGCGTCCGCTTTCCTTCTCTTGAACAGATTCTCTTTGAAGCTCATGTGGTCACCTCCTGGGGCTGGGTGGTGCGGGGAGCCTCGTCGACCCGCCGCACTTTGAACGCCGCCTCGCCGAACTCGCGGATGGCGAAGCCGGTGAAGATGCGGCAGAGGTCGCGGCTCACCGGTGTGGTGGCGTCGATCACGCAGGCGCGTTTCTCGGCATCCACGCAGTAGGAAGCGTCCATCCGCACCCGCGATTGGCCGTGCAGGCTTTCGACCGCCAGCACCGCCAGAAGCAGGGATTCCTCGACTTCGGGCATCCGCGCCGACGGCTCGAACGTGTAGCGATAGATTTCCTTGTTCATGGTTTGGCTCCTCGTTGCGGCCCGCGCCCGATGTCGGACGCGGGCGACAATGCCGATGATGGATACTTACCCGGCGGAACGCCGGGATGACGGATGGCGCTCACAGGTAATCCCTCAGACCGGCGTCCTCGAAGATCGCCCGGAGCTTCTTGACGTGGTCGTTGAGCGTCGTGCGGGGAACGCCCATCTCGCGTGCGGCGTCGGAGATGGTACCGGTCTTGAGGTATTCGCAGAGTCTGCGGAGATGCGCCGGGAGCGCCGAGAGCGTCGCCTCCATGTCCTGGAGGAACTCCATCTCTTCCGCGCCGGTCCGGTTGCGCCGTCCGCATTGGAAGTCGGCGTCCTCCTGCGAGAGGAGATCGCCGCGCTCCACGGTGGAACCGTCTCCGTCGTCGACACGCTCGTTGAGCGAACACGCCTCGCGACGATAGTCGCGCATCTCCGAGGTGCGGTGACGGATGAGCTTGCTGATCTTGCGTTCGATGATGCGGGCGACAAACGTCTTGTGCGTGCCTTTGTTCGCGTCGAACTTCGGCGTGCGCGTGATTACGTCGAGCATCATCTCCTGTTCCAGGTCGTCGCGGTCGGACTCGGTGTAGCCCGCCGTGCCGACGAGATGTCTGGCTTTGTGCCGGATGACTTTCGCTGCGTACTCATTGATTTCATGCTGCTTCTGGTTGGTTTGCATTGCTGCCTCCCTTGGCCGGGGAGGCGTGCGTGGGTGCCAACCATGGCAGCGACCGGGACGAGCGGAGGCATCGTGAGTTCGCCGTTGCGGCGGCACCCACGACTGCCTCCACTGCGTGGCCGGTTAGTCGTCTGGTTTCCGAATACTTTTATTGAACGTTGGCGCGGGGGCCGAACCCGCTCGTCAGGCGCGCACCTCCTCCGCGATGGTCATGCGAAAAGGCAGACCACGCTGGATTTCGATTGAGACGATGAGTCCGTCGCCCATAGCCTCCATCTGGGCGAACATCTCGCGGACTTGGACCTTGAGCGCGAAGTCGGATTTCGACAGTTCAGGCCGTGGACCGTTCTCTCCGCCGAACTTGACCTCGCGGATCACGCGGGGCGGCGGAGCGAAGAACGGCTCGCCGTTACGGACATGGAGCCCTTGGACGGAGCCGAAGTTGATCCCCTGCATCAGCTCGACGAGACGGGCTTTGGCCGGGGACAGACTGGACTTGCTTGTGTTCGATACTGTTTCCTGCATCTGATTTTCCTCCTCGAGGGTTTCGAGCTGCGCCCTGTGCGCGGCTCACGCCCTCCGGCGGACTTGCAGGAAATGACGGCGAAAAACACGAAGGCCGCCGTAACGCGCTGGGAATGCGGCGGTTACGCGGCCTCGGGACGGCTTTTGCAGTTGCAGGAAATCAGGGAAACTGCAAACAGGGAGGAGAAATCAGCTTTTGAACTTCATGACCTTCTCGATGTCGTTGGCCGCTTCCCAGAGAATGGCGATTTCCTTGTCGGATGGATCGTTGATGGCTCGGGATACGGACGAAACATGAACCTTCAATTGGTCGGCCAGTTGTTGTTGGGAAGGGCGAGGCAACAGATTGGGGCCTTCGTCATGGTCGCGAGAGGAATACGCGTGGTCGCGAGCCGCACGCAGATGCTCTCGCAGCGCTTGTTTGATCGCGTCGATGGCGGCGGTTCGCTGCCCGCGCTTCTTGGCCTTCTTGGCGACGGGTTCCGGCGGGTTGCCGCGCAATTGGCTGTCGATGGCTGCGGTACTGACCGACAGCCCTTTGGCATCGAGGTCGATTACGGTGCGCGCCTCGATGAGGGAATCGCTTGGTATGTCCAGAATCTTACCGTCCGGCCATTGGCCCAGAACGAATACGACCGGCGACCGGCCCTTGGGGACGGACTGTGCGATTGCGGCGGCATCCGGCCACGACAATCCGCGCACGGCCCACAATGGCCGGGATTGGCCGACCAACGCCGCTCGCCCAAGGTTCCATACGCGGCCCGGCACTACCTCCTGCGGTTTTCCCGAAGATCCCAACGCGGACATGATTGCCGCCAGCATAGGGGTGAAGTCCACCGTCCACTGAAGCAATCGCTCCCGTGGAATATCGACGCGACCGTTTTCCGGGCAGACGGCGAAGAACCGCACCGTCCCGTCGGGATAGACGCTCCGCATCACCTCGGCGATATGATCGTCGCCGCAGTCGCGGCACATCACGTGACCCACCGTGTCGCCGGGGCGGAGCAGTCCCATATCCCGCAGTCGCTCGAAGTCTCGCGGTGGCAGCATGGCGACATCGTCGCCGGTCAGCATCGGCACGGAAGCCGGGCCGTCGGCGCATCGCCAGACGATGTTCATGGTGTCATACGACATCGATCTTCCACCTCCGCAGATACTTTTCGCCGAGAAGTCTCTGTTCTTCGCGCTTACTCTTGAGGTCGCATGTGTTCGGGGCCGAAACATTGAATGTCAGCGAGCGGCCATGTCCGTTGCCGTTGAGTTTGAAATGGAGCGTGGCCTTGGTGACCTGCAGGACCGACCTCGGCAGGCGTTTACGGTTGAGATCTTCTTCGAGCATCTCGTAGATGTGATCGCGCCCCTTCTCCGGGTCGGCCTCGAGCGTGATCCGTCCGCGTTTTCGCCCGATGATCGAGAGCCGCAGCCCACGCACGGAAACCGCTTCGATCCCGTCTTCCGGGTCCGTGTCGAAGGCGAATCCCTTGTCGAGAAGCGAATCAAGGTTGTAGGGCTGAACATCCGTGTTTTCCGGTTTCAGCTTCCTGCCGAGGATGATCTGGCAGAACAGGCTCTGCAGCGGTTCGATGACTTTGTGGCCGCCCTTGGCATACAGCTCCAGAGCGCCATTCTCCCGGTCGTAGGCGAAGACGACCTCGAAGGCCCGCCTTTCGGTCGTCCGCCGGAAGTTTCCGCCGTCGTCGAAATTGACGTGCGTGTTCGCATAGTCGCTCAGGTACACGAAAAAATAGTCGTGACCATGCCCGCGCGGGAAATGGTCGACTCGGCAGTAGTGCCCGCGACCCTGTTCGCGGAAGAACGCCGACATCGCATCGGCCAGCTCCCGCCGCCCGTCATCATCGGTACGCGGCTCCACCTTCGGCACATTGCCGCGTTTGATCCAGAACCGGCCGAGCGACAGACTGTCCGCCTTGGCGAACCGGACCGCCGCATCCCAGACCTGGGGCCGGTTCAGGCATGTCCACATGGCGCGGTCATACCGGCTTTCCATCGGCTCCAGGAAGACTGCCAGATTTTCGCCATGGCACGAGGCTTCCTCGTGGATGACCTTCAGCCCTTCGTCGCCCTTGGCAATCTCGTCGATGTCATGGAACACCATCTCGATATCCTTGCGCGGCCCGTCGGGCAGGCGCTGCCAGGCGTCGAAGATGTCGTCCACCTTGGCGTTCGAGTGGTCGTCCCACTTCACATCGAGCGGCTGTTTCTGTCGCTCGAAGAATTCCTTGAGCAGCGGCGGGGATATCTGCCGCAATACTCTCCTCGGGTTGAATTGACTCATGATTCGTTGCTCCTTTCCATGCACGCAGGCGCGAGTGTCCTAAACACTAAACGTCCGCGCCAAAAAAAGACCGAAATGGTTGTTCCGGCAGGCGTCCTCGGTCCGTTTCGGCGCAGGTCGGATCGCAGTATTCATCGCTCATCCTTTCGGCGGATGCGGATCGCCGCCATGGCTGTCGGACTGGGAAATCTTGCCATCCTTGTTGTGGATGCGCAGTTCCGTGCCCTGGTTCTGACTGATCTTCCGTCCCGCCTCGATGGCGTCCTGTTTGAGATCGTGATGCTCGCTTGCTCGGGTGGAGCCGCCGCGCTTCACATCCCAACCGCCACTTGGGTTCGGGACCACATGATGGGTCTTCGGTCCTTGCTTCGCCATTTCGTACTCCTTCTCTGCTCAAGGCAGACTCGACCGAGTTTGTTGCGTGAACAGATCGGGCCCGGGCTCCTCGGTCTTTATCAGCCCGAGTCCGATCAAACGAATCTGCATCGCCTGGCCGGAGACCTTGAAGTCCTTGGCCATCGCGCGGGCGACATCTACGGTGGGTTGGCTATCGTCAGCCAATCCCCACTTGGCGGACAACCCCTCGATCTCTTTTTCTGCGATATACGGGTCGAGACTTCCGTGGCGCGTCTTCCATGCCGCCAGCACCATGTCTTTGGGCATGAGCAGAAGGCCGGAGAAGGCGTCCGCCTGCCATTCCATCGGTTCCTTGCGCGAAGCCGTGCGACAGACGATGGACGGCTTGGGTTCTTCGCCGAACAGGCTCGCCTGGGCCGGGTTATGCAGAAAGAACCGCCGATGCAATTCCCAGTGCCCGACCTCGTGCGCCAGCGTGAACCGGTAGCGGCCTTCCTTGGCCGGGTTGTCGGTGGGATCGAGCGATTGATCGACCACGATCTGGCGATTCTGAAACCATGTCGCCCCCAGCACATCGGATATGCCCAGCCGTTTCGGCAGATCATCGAAATCGAGGCTCAGCGCCAGATGCGCCTCCAGAATCTCTTCCACGGGAACCGGCGGCGACGACACCGGGCCATATTTGCGGCCATAGTCCGCCAGCAGGCAACCTGCCGCAGCCTCGATGTCGTCCAATTTCAGGAAAGGTATCTTGCCCAT